TAAAGATCCAAACTACGCAATTAAAATAGAAAAAGCAATTGCGAAGAAATACGGTGAAGAAGCCGTTCAACATCCCAAGAAAGGATGGGATGACGAAAAAGAAAAAGAATATCTCGCGGAACTCAAAGACTTTTATAAATACGAAGAGTCTGGGATGAATGACGAAGATGAGATAAATGGGGTTTTTATCCCAAAGAAACTAATTACAAAGAATTCTAAACGTTCTTGTCCTGTATGTAATGTTTATTCATTTAAATCTAACGATGATGTGTATATGTCCAAGTTTGATTGTTGTGAAAAATGTTACATTCAATGGGTTGAAGGACGCGAAGAACGCTGGAAAACAGGATGGAGACCAAACAAATGAGTTCAACAACACTAGAAATTATTCAAGGCTTGTCACAAGCCGCTGCAAATGCTTATGATGGAGCACACGACGAAAGATACTCTCTTGATGGTCAAGCTCGTCAAGTCGGTTTGCGTCGAGAAGAAGGGCACCCAATCACAGACAAAAGAGTTAACGATGGTTTTTCTGTTAAGTTTTACGGAAATAAAATTTGCATAAACTACCAATCCGATGTTCGTCTTAAAGAAGTTTATGCTGGTAAATTTGAGCAAGACATTGAGAGACAACTTAATGAGATTAAAAAGTTTCTCCAAAAAGAATATAAAGCAATAACAGGTAACTCAGTCACTCTTACTAAAGATGGCGAGGTTAAAGTTATGGTTCAATCAACATCTCGTGTTCGCACATTCGTTCAAGCTTATCAGCACTATAAAATCAGTGGAGTTAAAGAAGAACCAATTCTTGATCCTGCAGTTGAAGACAGCAGAGCAATCACACGAAAGTTTATTGAAAATTTCAAGGCCGCAAAGCGCCCAAACAATGAGTTCATCAAGAAAGGTGACAACGAGAAGCAATAATGGCCTTCTCTCTTTCAAAGAAAGACATAATAAAAGAAATTGTTAAGTCCGGCAAAGATCCGCAATACTTCATAAATAATTACTGTCGTATTTCGCATCCTATGCACGGACTTATTCCTTTTAAGACTTATCCTTATCAAGATGATTTGATCAACGACTTCAATGATTTTCGTTTTACTGTCATCTTAAAAGCAAGACAGCTTGGGATTTCAACGATCTCCGCTGCTTATGCTGTTTGGTTTATGTTGTTTCACCGAGACAAGAACATTCTTGTGATCGCAACCAAGTTTCAGACAGCAGCAAACCTTGTTAAGAAAGTAAAAAACATTATGCAGTACCTTCCAGACTGGATGAGAGTCTCCAAGATTAAAGTTGACAACAGAACGTCATTTGAACTCTCCAATGGCTCGCAGATTAAAGCCGCATCGACCTCTGGAGATGCTGGTCGTTCGGAAGCATTGTCTCTTCTTATTATTGACGAGGCTGCTCACATTGACGGACTTGATGATTTGTGGACTGGTCTTTATCCTACACTATCAACGGGTGGACGCTGTATCGCACTATCTACTCCAAATGGCGTAGGAAACTGGTTTCACAAGACATACGTCTCAGCAGACAACGGAGACTCAGACTTTAAGCCGGTTAACTTGCCATGGGATGTTCATCCGGAAAGAGATCAAGAGTGGTTTAAGAAAGAGACAAAAAATATGTCTCGCCGACAAATCGCACAAGAATTAGAGTGTAACTTCAATACTTCGGGTGATACTGTTATTCACCCTGATGACATTGCATGGTTACAAGAACAAATTGTAGAACCAACTTATAGGACAGGATATGATAGAAATTTTTGGATATGGGAAAAGTACCAAGAGGGCAGCTCTTATTTGCTCGTTGCCGATGTTGCTAGAGGCGATGGGGCTGATAACTCTGTTTTTCATGTGCTTAATGTAGCAACAATGGAAATCGTTGCTGAGTATCAAGGAAAGCCAACCTTAGATATGTATTCGCAAATGCTTTACTCGGCAGGAATGGAGTACGGCAAATGTCTTCTAGTTGTAGAAAATAATGGAATTGGCATTTCGGTTTTCGAAAAACTAGTTACTCTCGGTTACGATAATCTTTATTACTCAATTAAAGGCACTCATGAATTTATAGATGCATCTCAAGGGCAATTTATGACCAACGCTGTTGGAGGGTTCACAACCTCAACAAAGACTCGCCCTTTGATCGTCGCAAAACTTGAAGAGTTTATTAGAAATAAAATAATAAAGATCAGATCTTCTCGCGCATTTGACGAATTCAGAACGTTTGTTTGGAACAATGGAAAACCACAAGCAATGAGATCTTATCATGACGATATTATTATGTGTCTTTCGATTATGTGTTGGGTTAGAGACACTGCTTTGGAAGTTTCCGAGAAAGATAAAGAATACAATAAAGCCCTAATTGATGGAATGTACATGAAAAAGAACATAATGAACACAGCGATAAAAGGACAAGATGGGTATAATCAGGACTTTGAAACTAAATATAAAGAACAATTAAACAATAGAAAAGAATTTGCTTGGATATTCAAAGGATAATAAATGGCTAGAAAAAAAAGAAATTTAGGGAAGAATCCCTATAATGAAGAGAACGGACTTTTTAAGTCTTTAACAAAACTATTCTCAGGACCTATAACACAGAGAAGAACACAGCAAGGGCGCCAGCTGAGAAGACGCCAGTTGGATGTATATTCATCTCGCTTTAGAAGCGCTTCTGGTAAGCAATTCAAGAAGCAAGAATACAACCCAATGAATATTATGACGGTTAACATGATTTCAAACAGAAATCGTGCTGAGCGTTACGTTGATTTTGATCAAATGGAATATACACCAGAGTGTGCTTCCTCGTTGGATATTTATGCAGATGAGATGACAACACACTCCTCTCTTCAGCCTATGCTTAGAATTAAGTGTCCAAATGACGAGATCAAAACAATTCTTCATAATCTTTATCATAACGTTCTCAACATTGAACATAATCTGTTTGGCTGGTCTAGAACTATGTGTAAATACGGAGATCTTTTCCTCTATCTAGATATTGAAGAATCAATGGGAATTCGTGCATGCATCGGTCTTCCTCCTCAAGAAATTGAGCGTTTGGAAGGTGAAGACGAAACAAATCCAAATTATGTTCAGTATCAGTGGAATTCTGCTGGTATGACTTTGGAAAACTGGCAAATGGCTCATTTTCGTATTCTTGGTAACGACAAGCATGCTCCTTATGGAACATCTGTTTTGGAGCCTGCTCGTAGAATTTGGAGACAACTTACACTTCTAGAAGACGCAATGATGGCTTACCGAATCGTCCGTGCTCCAGAGAGACGAGTTTTTAAAATTGATGTTGGTAACATTCCACCACAAGATGTAGAACAATACATGCAGAAAGTTATGACACAAATGAAGCGACACCAAGTAACAGATCCAACGACTGGACGACTTGACCTTCGTTACAATCCTTTGTCAATTGAAGAAGATTATTATATTCCTATTCGTGGAACATCAAACACAAGTATAGAAAATCTTCCTGGTGGCGCAATGACTGCTACCATCGAAGATGTTAAGTATTTACGAGACAAGTTGTTCTCTGCTCTAAAGGTTCCACAATCCTATCTTACAATGGGAGAAGGAGCCACAGAGGACAAAACAACACTTGCTCAAAAAGACATTCGTTTCGCAAGAACAATCCAAAGATTACAGAGAGTTGTGATTTCTGAACTAGAAAAAGTAGGCATTATTCACTTATTCACCATGGGATTTAGAAACGATGATCTTTTATCATTTAAATTACAATTAAACAACCCATCAAAGATTGCTGAATTGCAAGAACTTGAACATTGGGATAAGAAATTCTCTGTTGCTGCAAATGCTACGGAAGGATATTTCTCAAAACGATGGGTTGCTGAAAACCTCTTTGGTTTATCAGACGAAGAGTTCGTACGAATGCAACGCGAAATGTTTTATGATAAGAAATTTGCCGCAAACCTAGAAGCAGCAGCAACAGCCGGTGCTGGGGGTGGAGATGGTGGAGGCGGTGGCCTTGGTGATCTTGGCGGTGGAGACGATGCCGGTGGAGGTCTTGATTTAGGTGGAGACGATGCTGGCGGCGGTTTAGATTTGGGCGGTGATGCTGGAGATCAGGCTGCTGGGGACGAGAGCCCTGGTGCCGAAGGGGGTGATCAAAATGATGATGTTCTCCTAGCTGAGCCCCCTGCTAAACGCGACGATGAGCCGACTTATAAGAGAGGCAAGTACAAACGACATCAAACCTCTTATTCAAAAGGCGGGCGCTCTAAGCAAATGAAAAACCAAGCAACCGGAGAATATGGAAATACTTATCGAACAACCTTTCAAGGAAAATCCGGATTTGGTGGCCTAGACTCTTTAGCGCGTGGAATTACTGAGAGTAAAAGAAACAGCCAAATAGAAGAAGAAAAACTATTTAAAACATCAAAGCAAGTTGATAACTTGATTGAAAGTCTACTAAAAAAGGTGAAAACAGATGAAACACAATAAGAAAAGAAATACCGCTTTTCTTTACGAATCTCTTGTGAAGGAACTAACGAAAGCAGTTGTCCGTCAAGAAGAAGCAAAGAAGAAAACAATTATAACATTAATCAAGGAAAGCTTTAGAAAAGGATCTCCTTTGAATGAAGACCTTGATCTATACAAATCTATTCTAGAGAATAAGGATAAGATGACGAAAGACTTCACAGATCGTTTTCTCGTTGAGACAAAGAAGGATTACAACTCTATAGATCGTAAATCGGTCTTCAATGCGCAAACAAAATTGATTTCTCAGATTAATCAACAACTCGGCGCTAGTGTTTTCAATAACTTCGTTCCAAACTACAAAGACATTGCAACAGTTGGCTCTTGGTTCCAAGACACAAAGTCAAATGCAAAAAGCCGCCTTATAATTGAGACAAATGTTAAATCTCTTTTGGTTCCTTCTGTTAAAGAAGAAAAAGAAATGAAGCACATTGATAATCTTACTTACAAAACTTTTGTTGGCAAATTCAATGATACTTACAAAAATTCTCTTAAAGAGAACCAAAAATCGCTTCTTACAAATTATATCACATCGTTCTCCGACAATGGCCTCGGACTTAAGTCATTTATTAACGAGGAAGTGGGAAATTTGAAGCTACAACTCTCTCAAAAACTTTCCGAGGGTAAGGGTGTCCTCGGAGAAGAACGACACGAAAAACTCTCTAAAGTTTCCGTTATTCTTGAAGATTTTACTAAGCGTCCTCTTGATGAGAACATGGTCAAAAAACTATTCTTTATTCAAGATTTGATGGGGGAATTATAGAATGTCCGTTAGCGTTAACATAATAAAGCCAGATGGCCAACAAGAACTTGTGGATACTAATGTCGGAGTTGATATCAAGCCAACTATTGGTGTCAAGATTACAAACTCTAGAGTCAAGCCATATGTTTTTGAGCTAAATGCTAGAGAAGCATTGAATGGAGATATTATGATTTTTGATCACAAAGATATTGATATCATTTTAATGCAAGAAAAGAAAAAAATTGTTGCTTTCGCCAAAGATATGTTAACTGACAGTGTTTATGGCGCAGAATCTCGTATGTTTGAGTTTCTCCGCAAGAAGGGCATAATTGCCTATGACTCGGTTCAAGGTGGCAATGTATATGGTTCCATGGAAGCTAGTATTCTAGAATCTAAGAAATATGACCCTTTGAAATCTTCTTTGGTAAATATTGCAGAATGGATGAAAGGCGAAAAGCCAATGATGGAATACGCAGATTCACATGATGAATTAATGGATGATGCGCTCTTAAACCCAGATGATGAACACGCAACAGAACTTGGTGAGGTTCCACATGAAGAAGAAAAAGGCTCAATCCTTCAAAAGAACATGTTTGCTCCTTATCTCTATGGCAGGTATACATATTAATGAAAAAGATATTGAATGAATGGAGAAGATTTATTCTTAATGAAAGTGCACCATCCATACCATACACCGATGAGAGATTAGAGAAAAAAATCTCTCTCTACATGTATCAAGAGGGTGATGAGAATTACGGCCTTGTTCTATATCGTAAAGAAAAATATGTTGATAGCTTTTATGTTATTGGGTATGTCTCTATAGACCTGCTGTCTGATGAAGGAGACGCGGATTTCAATTGCATTCCTCAAACCTATCAAATTGCAGCAATTTATGTGGAGCCCGAACTACAAGGTCAAGGCTTTGGTAGCCTCCTTTATTCTTTAGCATTTGCTGTTATTCCTGACGGTGCCGGGCTGACATCGGATAAATACTCCGGAACTTTGGCCGCTGCTCAAAGAACTTGGAAAAAACTAGAAAAATCCTCAGAATATGATAAAAGAAAAACACCTATGGGAAGCGACGAATTCGACGACGATGGCAAGAAGACACCAGATGATAAGCTTGATGATTGCATAACCGGCATGAATCTAGGAGATTCTAACGCAACAGACCATTCTTTGGAGAAGAAGAATAATTCTCTCGGCAAGCAACTCTTTAATAATTATAGCAAACAACATTATCAGAACGATTTTATGAATCTAGATGACGTTGAAAACAAGCTATTAAACACAGCCGTAAAAAGATTCAGTAACATCTACACCCAAGCAGCGATCTAGACATGGATTTAATTTATTTTGCTTTAGCATGCTACGGCATGACCTTTATAATTGTCTACGGGAAAATCTTTGAGGATTTGAGACCAGAAAAAGATTACACAAAAAAATGGAACACTCTATTTCACTGCCCTCTCTGTATGGGCTTTTGGGTCGGAGTGTTTATGTGGGCGATAAATGGTTTTACAGAACTATTTACATATGAATATTCGTTTATCAATGCATTTGTGTGTGGCTGCATCTCTGCAGGTACAAGCTACATTTTATCAATGTTGGTAGATGATTTTGGATTTAAACATGGAGTTAAAAATGACTAAGAAATGGATGCTACAACCTGTTCGTCGTTGCTGTTCAGGTTCCTGAAACGAGCGGAGAGAGACCGCATTATTTGGAGATTTAAATGAAAAAAATGCTATTAACAGAGTTTAACGCTCTTTGTAAAGATGGAATCTGCCGAGATCTCCTTTCTGAAAGAGAAAAGAGGGAGATGGAGCATGGTGTGGTTTATTTGTCTGGTCGTTTGCAAACTGCTGATAAGAAGAATGGAAATGGAAGATCCTACCCCTATAAGGTATTGAAGCGTGAAATGGACAACTATAAGAAAATTGTTGCAGATAACCGTGCCTGTGGTGAACTTGATCACCCTGATGATTCCGTTATTAACCTAAAAAATGTTTCCCACTTGGTTACAGATGTCTGGTGGGAAGGTAAAGATGTAATGGGCAAGATTAAAGTTCTAGACACACCATCTGGTCGAATCCTTAAGGATTTGATCAATGCTGGTGTTAAGCTTGGAATTTCTTCTCGTGGACTTGGTTCTGTTAGAGAATCAATGGGAAGCACGGTAGTTCAAGAAGATTTTGAACTTATCTGTTTTGATATGGTTTCCGAGCCCTCAACACCGAACGCTTACGTTTACCCAAAAGAACAAGGTAAAATGTATGAAAACAAGATCAATGAAGCAAAAAGAAACATCGTTGAAGACTTATTTAAAAAAATACTTGAGGATTGAAGATGAAAATAACAAACAAAAAAATAAAAGAAATAATTAAAGAAGAATTAGTAGCTACTATTAAAGACTACAGAGAACAGGTTTCTAATACAATGAAAAAAGCATCACAAGGTGATCAACAAGCAGCCCAAGATTTATTGGATGCCTCCGAGCAAGGAATACCAGGTTTTAAGTTCAATGTTATTGACGGTACAAAGATAGAAAAGTCTTCTATTGTAAAAGCATACAACCTTAGCGGTGACGGTGGCGAAGAAAATCAAAAAGGCAGTCTAGATGCTGCTACTCTTAATAAAGCTGCAAAACAACAAGACTCTATTGTAAAGCAAAACAGTCAAGATTTAAAGCAAAACGAATTTCCTAATTCTGGAAATGTTCCGCAAAAATATAAAGAACTAATGTCGGTATTCCAATCAGTTGTACAGTTACAAAAAAATTGTTTTCAAGTTCTATTCACTTTACTAAAGGCAAAAAAGATTCCCGGAAATATGGCGCTGGTTTTTACTAAAACTTTAAATCGATATGGAAAAGTTTATAATAATTATATGGATAAGTCTAATGCTTTTTTTGATGAAAAGATCAATAAAATAGAAGATCAAAAGCAAAAGGCTGAGATGTCTATAGATCTACTAGACAAGCAAACTAGCTCTAGCAAAAAGATGTTAGGATATTATGAAAGACTTTTAGATCAAATAGATAAATACGACGAGGATTAAATGAAAAAAAACGAACTAAAGAAAATACTAAAGCCGCTAATTAAAGAGTGTATCAAAGAAGTTATCTTTGAAGAGGGCGCTCTTTCTACTATCATTAGTGAAGTTATGAAGGGAACCTCCGGATCTCAACCAATTGTTGAGGCCAAGGCACACCAACCCAAGCAAGATTTTGCGAGACAAGAAAGAAAGATGGAAGAAGCGAAGCAACGAAGAAAAAAACTTTTAGATTCAATTGGTACTGATGCCTACAACGGCGTTAACCTTTTTGAAGGAACCACGCCTGCTCCCGCTCAAAAGCAACAAGGACAAGGGCCTCTTGACGGCGTTGCCCCAAGCGATCCCGGCGTTGACATTTCATCTATCTTCTCTGGTCATTCGTCAAAGATTTGGCAAAAACTATCAGGAAAGGATTAATGGCTGCAAATATATCAGTTCGCCCCCGTAGAAAAGAAACGGGTGAGCGTCTTATTAGAAGATTTACAAGAAAAATCAAGAAACTTGGTTTGATTGAAGAGGTGAAGGATCGGAGACACCACAAAAAGAAATCCGATGTCAAACGACGAGCAAGACAGAAAGCGATTGCTCGCAGAAAAAAGAAAGAACAAAAAGAAAAGAATTCAACTAATTAATGTAACTTTGGAGAATTAAGAATGGCAAATTTCACATATACAACAGGACTAAGAAATGTTGGGTCCTATCAGGTTTCGGGCACCCCTTTTGTAACAGGATCTAGTAATCTAGATGACGGAAAGGTACATATGGTGGAATTCCCCTATGTCTCAAAGTCTGTGACTGTTATAAATATCAATTCAAACAGTGGTGAAGATATCAGAGTTCATTTTCAAAGTGGCTCAGCCACAGCGGTTACAGTGGCCGGAGACACCGGTGCACAAACAACAGCAGAATCCGGGGATGTTTTGGGCAGATTTCATTTTATCACTGTGCCTTCAGGGTTCGCTAGTGTGACTTTTGATGTTAAATGTACGAAATTATACGTATCACAAAAGACAACTACAGATAACTTGGCATACCAAGTCTTTGCAGAGTTAACACAGATACCAGCTGGCTCAATGTATAATTTGACTGGTTCAGGGATTACGGAGTAAATTATGGGTGATTTTAAAGGTAGCAGCACCAATGTAACAACAATCAACGCTACACTTGTTACAGCAGATGATTTAGAAGTAGATAGCACAACCCTATCGGTTGATGCAGACAACAATAAAGTCGGGATTGGCTTAACAAGTCCAAAAACAAAATTAACAGTTGAAGGAACGCTAACACTTAAAGAACAAGCAAATGCTGAAGCGGATACAGCCGCATACGGACAGCTTTGGGTGAAATCAGATACACCAAATGATCTGTACTTTACCAACGATGCCGGTAATGACGTCAGAATCACAAATGGTGCTGGCTTAGCTGCTGCTCCCGGAGCTTCGGTGGCCGCTGATGATATTAATGTCGGTGACAACAATGTAAGTGTTTCCGGTGGAAGTGGGCATTCCTTGACTTTGAATGCCACAGCAGCTACAGCGCAGCTAAAAACAACAACCTCCGGAGAAGTTGATATTACATCTGCGGCAAACATTGACATCAACGCAGCGACAACTTTAACGATTGATAGTGCAGATGATTCCAACCTTACTGTTACAGCATCTGGAAAAGATCTTGATATTGCTGTAGCTGGTGGTGGAACACAAGAGTTGAGACTGGCTTCTGCTGGTACAGGAGCTTCTGCTATTCACCTCAATGCAAGTGCAGGTGGAGTTAACATTGATTCCGCCGATATGATTGACATTGATGCTGCGGATGAAATTACAATTGACACAACTTCTGCGGATGGACACATTGCAATTACTTCAGCACACACTTCAGGGCAATCTATTTTGATTAGCGCGAATGCTGATGCAGGTGCTATTCTAGACATTGATGCCGGCATTTTGGATGTGGACATTCAAGCGGCAGCAACTATTGATGCTGTGGGGATTGCGTTGGGTGCTGGTTCTGGTGAGCTAGACTTGACAACAACTGGAACTCTGGATGTAAACGCCAATGCTTTAGATATGGACTTGACAGACTCTTCTTCAATCACAATAACTTCAAGCGAAGCAGCGGAAGACCTCACAATTGAACAAGTTGGAGCAAATGATTCTTCAATTATTATACAGGCTGCTGGTACCGGTACAGATGCTATCAGATTGAATGCCTCTGCTGGATCGCTTGACATAGACGCGGCTGACAACATAACCATAGATGCTGCTGATGAAATCTCTATTGCTACAACTTCTGGGGATGGACATATAACTTTGACGTCTGCTCATACTGCTGGTGTTGCGTTTCATATTGATGCCAATGCTAATGCTGATTCTGAAGTTCAAATAGATGCTGGTATCTTAGACATTGATGTTACAGGTGCCGCAACTTTAGACGCAACTTCAATGACAACAACAGCGGCAACTCAATCTATTGTTGCTTCAACCTCACTTACAGTTACTAGTCCGTCAACCACTATAACATCAACTACTTCCGGAAAGGCGATCTTTATTGATCATGATAACACAGCAACCACAGCTGTCACACCAGTCGGGATTCACATTGATTTTGACAAAAGTGGAGTTTCCGGAAACAGTGTCACTTCTACATTTACCGGATTAGACATAGATGTCAATGATGCAGCCACAAACCATTCAGGCGCCGATGTGACCCAAACAGGTGCTTCAATTGCCGTTGCTAGCGCAAATGACACAGGAACAACATTGAATCTTGGTATGCAAATTAGCGCTACTGGTGCCGGCGAGAACATTCAGCTGGCTTTAGTGGACGATGCTTCTGTTATAGCTTTCGGTGTAGATTCAGATATTATTCTTACTCATGAGGCTGATCGTGGATTAATTTTAAGCCAAGGAACAGAAACAACTGCAGAGCCAGTATTTACAATTAAAAATGTTGGTAATTTTGCTTCTGGTGGTGGAATAGAATTCATAGCTGATAATGGCGCTGGTGAAGCAGATGGAGATATTTTAGGCTTTCTTTCTTTCAAAGGAGACGATGATGGCGATGCTGCTACACAATATGCTCAACTATCTGTTCTTTCCTCTGACGTAACAAATAATGATGAAGGTGGCCAGTTTAAGTTTGAAGTTATGGCAAATGACGGTGGAGCTAGTAACAATCATGCTCTAACACCAGCTCTCAACATAATTGGTGGATTAGCTGCAAATGCTGAGGTCGTTGTGAATGATGGCGGAATAGATCTTAGTTTCCGCGTTGAAACTGACGGAGAAGATGAAGCACTATTGGTAGATGGAACAAACAATAAACTTTATATTAATAAAGGCGAAACAGCATTTGAAACAATCTTTGCAAACACAAATGATGAAGCAATGCGCATTGACGCAAACGGAGTTATTTTTAACGAAGATGGTCATGCAACAAACGACTTCCGAGTTGAAGGTGACAATGATAGTCACTTGCTATTTGTGGACGCAGGAGCCGACAAGGTTTCTATAGGTGTTTCCACCGATGGGCCTTCCGCTATCCTAGAGGTTGCTGGTGATGCCGACAGTGCAGCTCCTGTCTTCAAAGTTGTAAGTGCTGATGTTGATCAAGTCGCAGTTGAATTTGCGTTAGCTAACACAACAGCAATTGGCATTGATATTGCCGGCTCAAACACCACAACTGAAGTGATGAAAATCAATGCTGATGGATTAACCTCCGGAGATGCTATGACAATTAATTCCAACTCTTCAGACAATACCGCTAGATCTCTATTGAAATTACACAACAATCACGCTTCTGCAACAGGCACTTCGGTAATAGAGGCTGTGCAAGACTCAACCGGTCCAATATTGGATGTTTCCTATGGATCAGTTGGTTCTGCGATGAAATTAAAAGTCAGAGAAACAACACACACTTGTGGAACTGACAATAATAATGATGAGATCGCAGCGTTCTTTACTGCTGGGATGATTCCTATAGCTTTGGGTATTCGTGTAACCACTGCGATCACTAACAATGCCTATATTTCAAAATTAGGAACGATTAATGATGATGACTCTTTCGGGATATTTCCGGATGGGACTCTAGAAGAAGCCGGTGATAACCTAGCAACTTCATATCACCCAGCTAGTGCAACCGGGGAAAATGTAAAATATTTCACAGGTAATCACGAACTTAGGATTACCTACAACGCAACTCCTGGTGCTGGTGCATTACGTCTAGTTCTATATTACTATGAAATAACTCCACCAACTAGTTAATAACAGGGGGAGAATAAAATGGCAGAATTTGGATGGGCGTACATAGATAATCAATCAGTCACCGGTGTTGGTGGAGCAACAGGGTCGGTACAGGTTTTGAAAGATTCCAGCACCCTAACAGGGTCAGCTGATTTCGTATACACAATAGCGACAAGCAACCTTGCTTTGTCCGGAACAATGGACGTCACAGGTTCTGCAACATTTAATGGATTTGCCGGAGCACAAGCGATAGGCAACTCTTCAGTCATTAACTACAACGTTAACGTTGGAGAGAATTATAATTCTTTATTATTGGGACCGATAACAATTGCTAGTGGAAGCAGTATTACAATCGGAGCCAACTCTAATATAAAAATCAAAGACATAACGGATGTTTAAATTCATTGAACGTTGACTAGTTATTTACAGTAAAATAATTAAACGAGGAAAAATTTAATGAGTAATCTTTTTGTCAACACAATTGCACCACAAAGTGGATCTAACGTCAACCTCTCAGGTTCAATGAAAATCACCGGTAATTTAGAAGTCACCGGGACACTACACGCTAAAACTACTGATTTTATTGTGTCTGCGAACTCTACGACCTTTGGAGATGCAGCATCTGATAGTTTAACAATTAATGCAGCAACTGCTTCTGTTCCAAATGGGTTGAACTTTGATACGAACACTTTGGTTATTAATTCCACCACTAACAGAGTTGGTGTTGGTGTTGCCGCTCCAACGACAACCTTGGATGTCAATGGAACTGTTAACGCTACAACCTTTACCGGAGGCAGCCTTTCATCTACAGGAGATCTTACTGTAGGTGATGATCTTTTTTTGCAATCCGATTCTGCTGTACTAAACTTCGGTGCAGATGATGATGTTAATCTAACACACACGGCAGATACGGGATTACACTTAAACGCTGGAATGCGCTTGGCCTTTCGAGATCAAGGTGGAGAATATGTTCACTCTGTTTCTGATGGAAATCTTGGAGTTGTTGCTGCGACAAGCATTGACCTTAAGTCTCCTCAAATTGATATCGGTGAAGATGATGCTTCTGACGTTACAATCAATCTTCTTGGTTCAACAAATGATATGGCGATTGTTTATGACGAGAGCACAAAGAAATTATCTTTTGATTCAACTGATTTGGTTATTGACGCTGCAAACGCAAAAGTTGGGATTGGAACATCTGCACCAAGTGCTCAATTAGATGTGCACGATACTACAACCAGCAGCGCAACCACAGGTGGTAAGATTAGAGTTTCTGCAAACGATGGTCAGCCCATGGGTGATAGTCATAGACTTGGTGTTGTTGAGTTTACTGGTGCAGAAGACTCCAGTAACACACAAGTAATCGGCGCCAGAATTGAAGCGTTGACAGACGGCGCTTGGACAAATGTCAATAACCCCACTGCACTATATTTCTACGTCAACAAAGGGGATAATACTGCACCACTTGCGCTGAAGCTTGATAATAATCAGAAAGCTACATTCTCTGGTGAGATCGCGGCTGTGTCTTTGGATATCTCTGGTGATGTTGCGGCAGACGGTAAGGTAGTTTTGGGTGTTGACGCAGATGCCAACGACACAACAGCAAATTCAGCCACAGGTCGCTTGGGACTAGGAGCTAGCGAGGATCTTAATCTTTATCATAACACAAATTCCTATGTTGTTAACAACACTGGTGACCTGATCATAGCCACTGAGGGTAGTAACGGAGCTGGTATCATTCTAGACGCCGAAGACGACACCGTTGAGATTAAATACTCTGGAGTTCTCGGAGCAACGTTTGACGGAGACGGACTTGACCTTGTAACAGGTGACGCTTACCAAATTAACGGAGCATCAGTTCTTAATGCGACAACTCTTGGCTCTGCTGTTGTAAATTCTAGCTTGACTTCGGTTGGGACTCTTACAGCGTTACAAGTTGATAACATCAACATTAATGGCGCCACCATTACCTCTGATACAACCGCAACAATTGACGCCACTGGAGACATTGCTCTTTCAGCTGATGGTGGAAACGTAACAATGGATGATGGTACAACAACCATATTTGATTTTGATGTTGACGGAACAATCCTGACTATTCACGACGATGAAGACACTGGTGACAAGTTCTCAATCACTGTGGCACAACATGGCGCAACAACCATTACAACTGTAGATGATGATGCAGCAGCCGCACACTTAGTTATTACTGCTGATGGAACCGTTGACATTGATTCTGCAGGAACTATGACTTTGGATTCTGGAGCAAACATTCATTTAGAGCCAGCAGCTGGTTCACACATTCTTTTGGATGGAACAATTCAAGTTGATGCTGGTGTTGTGACTGGAGCAACCTCTATTACAACTAAAGAACTATCTGTGCTTTCTGGAGATTCAGGTACGTTATCTAAAATCGTTATGGGGCTTGACACTAGCAAAGCAACTATTGGTGTTGCCCAAGCTACCGATACATTTTTTACAGACACTGCAGCTGGCGACATAGTTGTTCGTGCAGATGACAATAATAACAAAGTTCATATTGGCGCTGGTACATCAGGGATCGCCGGAATGGTTGTTACAGAGGTTTCAAATGTAGGGAAAGTTGGTATCGGAGTTGCTGATCCGGATGCAATGTTGGAGGTTTTCGGTACAACAACACAACTTAAGATATCAAATAACGTTAATGATTTTGCGACAATGGCTGTTGGTACACATGGAGATCTCACAATCACAACTGTTGATAACAACGCCGCTGCAGCTGATTTAACACTCACCATTGATGGTGACATTATTATGACTCCTGCTGGTGGAGATGTTAAAATTACCGGTACAAACCCGAAATTAACTATCGGTGATGCTGGTGAGGAGGATACAATGATTGTATTTGACGGTAACGCTCAAGACTTTCGTATTGGCTTAGATGATGGAACAGACACTTTAGAAATCGGACACGGAACGACTCACGGAACAAACACAGCAATCACAGTTGATAGTTCCGGCCAAATAACCAAACTTAATGTTCCAGCTGCGACAATTGATGAAGCCAGTGATCATATTCTTTTCTTTGATGGTGGTGCAACAGGCGCTCCAAAAGTTGAGAGTGTTGATGATTTTCTTACTGCAATCGCTGGATCTGGTGTAAGTGTTAGCTCAAGTCAGTTAACTGTATCAGCAGCTTCTTCTGCTGCCGATGACATTACAGCCGGTGATGCCGCAGTCACTATCACAACTACTAGTGGCAATATCACGATTGATGCTGCAGCGAATGATTCAGATATTATTCTTAAAGGAACAGATGGTGGAGTTGATAC